ATTGGGCTTATGCTATGTTTAGTGGGATTTTTCAGCATTTCCAGTGCTTGTGAAGTCCTACGTTATGTTCTCTGGCGTCTTCTCACTCCTGGACTCCGCACGCGGACAAAGGTGCGAGAGACGCCCTCGGATATTCGCGGTCAAGTCTCCTTCGACATTGATGGACCCTATATTGGAATTCCTAACCTCCCTGGAAAGAGGATCCGGATCCAACATGGTTCATGGGGGGAAGCTCTCACAAAGCTTGCTACCTCGCCTCAGACACACTGGTTTGAGGCGAAGGTCCCAGGGAATGAGATCGCGAGTATTTCCAAGTTACCATCCTTTTCAGTGGGGTTGGGTTGCACCGGCGATCCTGATTCTATTGTGGGGATGGGTTCTCGGGTACGGATGGAAAAAGACGGCAACGTTCTTCTGACTGCCACACATGTGATGCGACAGTTAGACCGGGGCATTGAGCCCACCCTCTTTGCGAATGGACGGTCAGTTCCGTTTGATCGCGAATGGTGTGTTTCATACTATTCCTCTTCGAGCGACCTAGACGTTATCGGTATCGACGTGCCGTCTCGTGTTTGGTCATTCTTAGGGGTTACGGTCGCCAAAATAGATCCGAACCCTCCAGAGAAGTTTACTGTAGAGATTTATGGTTACACTGGTCCAACGCCCGCCATGTCGTTGGGCCGTGCGCAAAAGGGTCATCACTTCGGTATCACCCACTTTGCGTCGACCGAACCGGGATGGTCCGGCTCCCCCTTGATGCACAAGGGAAAGATAGTAGGTTTGCACCGTGGGTTCCAGCCCGGCGGTTTTTCCAACTATGGAGTCGGCCTTGCCGCATTTGTCGCCGGGTTCGAAACCAAGGACCGCTCCAAGGGGTGGACCCGGGTCGACAATATAGACGATAACTATGAGACTTACAGTGTTCTCCTACGGGGCCGAAAGGCTGAGTTGCGTTCCGCTCGCGGGATGTACTCTGTCCAGTCGGATCCTAACTGGACGCCCTCTTCTGGCCGGAAATGGTCTGACATGGTGGACGAAGATGACGATGAGTTGCCTGCGTTCCCCACGTTCGAGTCAAAGAGGATGGAGATCCCGAAGATCCCGGACGGGCCCATCACATTGGGTTCACTTGCTGGCCAGCGACCAGCAGCCTCCGCTCACACCGGGGGAAAAGTGGACCCCATGCCACAGGCTCCCCGTGTTCATACGCGTACGGTTCCGGTCTCGGTTGTTGACGAGGTTTTCGCCTCGTTCCGAGCCACGGCAGCGGGTGTTGCACCTCCTGTTGTCGTACCGGACGCGAAAATTCGGGATAACTTGGGAAACGAGGAGGCCTCACGTCAGTCGGGTGGGGTTACTCAGAACTCGCAAATATTGGCGAGTACGAC